TTTGAAAGTAACTTAAACTACTACTTGTTTCTTGTGGTGTTCTTATAAAAAATGGTGATCTTGTTCTTATTATTGTACTCATGTTATAATTGTTTTAATACGTCATCTCCAAATCCTCCAGCTATCTCATCTCCATATTTATTGATCCCAGCTTCGAATGGTTTTGTAAAAAATAATGTTGCTCTAATTCCTTTGTTTTTTATACTTCTTGCTATTAAGAATTTTAATGATTGGTCTGTAATAAATCTTCCTGTCTTTTTATCTCTGCCTTTTATTCCTTTAGTTTTTATCCACTTATCAAAAGCTCTTGTTGGAGGTTGTTTAGTAGTGTATCTAAATGGAGATTTTCTATTTTCTATATAGCTTGATTTAGCACCATGCACTCCCATATCTTGATAAGTTCCGTATTCTTCCATAAAGAACTCTGCATTGTAACCTGTAGCAAATTGACCACCAGAAGTTCTATTTTGTTTTACTTCATAGTTTAAGCTATTATACAGTTGTTTAGAAGCATTGTTTTTGCCTTTGCTAAGATTACTTCTTGCTTGTTGCACAACGTACTTAGCGTACTTCTCCATTGCCTTTTTAAACTCACTCATTAGCAGTAGGTCATTTCATCTTTTGCATTCACATCAAAGGTTACTGCCCAACCAGCTAAAGCATTATCAAATCTTTCTGTAAATGGTTCACAACTTGCAGTTCCTAATATCTCAAAGTCTTGTTTGTACAGATTGCTTTTTTGTAATACTCTAATAACTCTAGTTGCTAGAGCTGCTTGAGTATTTAGTACATCTTGTGTATTGTCATTACCTAGAAATAAAGTAGTATCTGGTTCTTTACTTACATCAACTAAATCCATTAGAAATAGTGTTACATTAAATGAAACATGCTGCTGTTCTATATTCATGTTGTTTACCATTACATGAGCTAGAGGAAACATGCTCTGCTTCTTTAAATCTATTTCACTTATATCTCCAAATGTTACTGTATTATTAAATGGTTCTGCACTTACTACAGTTTGGATGCTGTCTATTACGTTATAAAAACTTTTCATATTCTCTTTATATATATTGGAGTGTTTTCTCCTAAATCTTCTTCTACAAATTCTTCTAAGAAATCTAAGGCTTCATCAAAATCAAGTCCTTCTTTTTTAATGATACAGTCCAAACACTTCCAGTAATCATAAATCACTCTCTTAGGTTTTCTTATTGTAACACCTATAAAAGCATCTTCAAATCCATCAGCTAAAACCATGTATTCACTATCAGTAAATTTTTCATTATTGATAATCTTAGTTAGTATGTCTTGCCTTGTCATTTAGTTTTACTTTTTAGTATGTGTTGCTCTAATTCATATTTGTCTTTCTCAAAAGCTAAGTGTTGTAAGCACTTGTGTAGTTTCTCTTTAGTTACCTTATTAAAGTTTAGTATGTTGCCTTGTGCAAGTCCATAGATAGATTGATACCAGCTCCATTTCTGAGAGAAGTTCGCAGTTCTTGAGAGATCGGCACTTCCGTTTGATTCGCTAAATAACTCAGGATATGTTTCTGCAATTCGTTCCTTAAATGATAAAAAAAAACAATTGAGCCAAATACTACATCTAAAGTCATTTGCTTCATGTTGTATTTATCAGCAGTTTCATATTCTTCTATCAAGTATTGATTCTTCTTCTTAAATGTGATTGGTCTAAACAATACACCCATTGCTTTGTGCATAAGCTGCCAATCTGATAAGTAGTTGTCTAAATCAACATATTCCCCAAATGTCATATCATCCAGCTTGGGAATAAATCCAAACTCTTGGTTGTTGTAACTAAATCTTTCAATGAACTTACTATCCTTAGTTTCAAAAAGCTTTGATATATCAGCTACTATTGCTTCAATGTCTTTTGCTTTTATCATCAATACTTGTTTGAGTGTTATGCCACAGAATATCTCTATCATTTTCTGTTGTAAGAAATTGTCTAACTCCTTACCATCTGCGACTTTCAACCATCTTTGGTATTGATCTAAGGTTACTTCGCTTAGTGTTTCTGGGATGTTTAATGTTAGCTTCATATTATTAATTCGTAAAAAAGGTTAAAATGATATCCACGTTTTAAAACAATTTGTATTCTACTGCTTTAATTCTATCTGTTGCAATGTTAAAATAGTTTTCATCTTGCTCTATGCCTATAAAGTTCCTGTTCAAATTTTTTGCTGCTACTCCTGTTGAACCACTACCCATTGTAAAATCTAAAACTGTTTCATTTTCATTTGTGTATGTTTTTATTAAATACTCCATTAATTCAACAGGTTTTTGTGTTGGGTGTATTCTATTTAAAGAATTGGTTTCTTTTTGATAGGAGGATATTTTTATAACACCGTCAGGATACCTCTTATTGGGATTATAGTTTTTATCAGATTTATTTATAACTTTTTTATTTCTTTTACCATTAATAAAGTCTGTATTGTTACTGCCTTTATTTATTGGTCTAATATTTTCCTTTTTAGCGTCTTTCATTTGTGGGTAATAAGGCATATTTTTTTTACTTCCATTTGCTGTAAACCCTAAACTAAAAACAAGTATATTTTCACACCTTTTTAAAGGCTTTAATTTAGCATTGAATACCCCGTAAGGCTTTACTTTATCCCAAATCCAATCATACTTATAATTTTTAATATTACTCATTCTTAAAGCACTTGAAAAAGGTTCAGAACCAAATAGAACAATAGCACCATTAGGTTTTATAATTCTGTTTAGTTGTTCCCACATCAAATCAAAGTCTATAACACTATCCCACTTACAAGCAATAGTTCCATAAGGTGGATCAGCAATAATGGCATCAATACTTTTGTCTTGTATTGTTTTCATTACTTCTAAGCAATCTCCTTTATATAGTTGTGTATCCCTCAATATAAATAGTAAGTTCCTCTGTTTGGATTCTCTAAAACCATCATCATTGCATACCTAGCAGCATCAATAGCATGATCTCCTGTCATAGGATTTGGCTTCTGTAAACTATTGCCTTGTTTGTCTTTCATCCATATATAACCCTCTAATTCTTTTTTTAGATTTTTGCTTCTGTGTGTTACAAATACTTCATTCTGATTAATTAGGTTTATGCCATATACAATAGAATCTCTTCCTTTGGTTACTGGAAATATATCTACTCCACTTAATCTTATTTCTGCTATTGATTTAGGTTCTGCTGAATCTGCATAGACGTAACCTTCAATATGATTGTTTTTGATAAAGCTGGATATATCTCTATTAAGCATTCCTGTTTTGTATAGTACTTCATCAAATATGTAGCTATCATTGTATTTGTATAGTGCTACTATAGATGTGCTGTCTACACTATAACCAAAGTCCATCCCATGACCAAGCAGCCTTGCTTCTTCTGGTATCATGTCAATCTCTTTCCAGTCTGGTATACATGCACCTTCTAAAGTTCCTATCTCTCCATCTAAATACACTCTACACCAATTCTTCCAGTAGCTAGAAGTCTTTGCTTTTACTCTAGCTTTCTCTAATTCTTTTACTATTGATTCTGGTAATGATTCATTGTCTTTGTAAGTAAGTGTGATGAAATCTGTATCTGGTTGTCCTACTAATTCTTTATCTACCCAGAATAAAGATGTTGGATTGTAATCTAGCCAAATGTTTTCTGATGTTCTTATTGCTAATTCTTGATAACTGCTAAATGGTACATTGTTACACTCATTGATATATAGATCAGTTCTTCTTGCTCCTCTTAGTTTGTCTGGTTGGTCAGTAGAAAAAAACTCTATATATGATCCTGATACAAATTCGTATTTTAAAGTACTTCTATTGAATTGTTTTTCCTTGTACCTATTTAACCCTTTCATAATACCTAAGAAGTCTTTTAAAGCACCTCTACGTAAATGTGGGATAGATTCACTAACTATACTTATTTCTTTGTTCTCGTGTCTTATAGCATAGTCTATTAGAATACATAGAATAGCTATTGTCTTACCAGCACTTGATCCACCCCTTACAATCTTAGTTCTTTGGTTAAGTTTTCTTAACCTTTTTACTGCTGTTGTTCTTTTAGGCTTCATCAATCAATAAACAGTGGTAATTCTTTATTTACTGTTATATCTTTTGTTTCTTTTGGTTTTCCGTAGTAGTAGCTCATGTATAATTGCACAAATTGATATTGCCCATTTTCTAAACCTTTTTTAAGTGCGTCCATTGCTAAATCATGTAAAGGAGTTAGTTTTTCTATTAACTCTAATTCATCAGCTTTTGGCTTTCTACCAGCTCCATTTCTTTTACCACCTCTGTTTTCTGTTTTCATATTTTGAAAAACTTTGATTAATCAAATTGTTATTCTTAATTGTTGGGTGTGTTGTTTTAATCTTTTCATAGCAGCATTATAGTATTCAGTATCTAATTCACAGGCTGTCAAATCATATCCTAAATTGTGGCAAGCAATAGCTATTGAGCCACTGCCCAAATGTGTATCTAATATTTTGTCACCTTCTTTAGCATAGTTCATTAATAGCCATTCATATAGTTTAATTGGTTTTTGTGTTGGGTGTATTTTTGCTTTATTTTTGTATGTACTATATTTATAAAGTTTTGCTACCTTTTTAAAAGAGTGCCAAGCAAATTCACAATCACTAAAACTCATACCCTCTGGGCTTCCTTTATCCCAAATACAGAAGCCATAACAAACACCTAATTCAAAATAATTACCCCCCCAAATTATTTGATTTTTAGATACTCTTTTTAATTCTTTAAAATATTCTTTGGGCGGGGTTTTAATATCCCAATCTTTTGCTTTAAATCCCCTCCTTTTTTTATTGCAATGTTTTGGTTTGTTTCCTGCTCCCATATTCATATTAGCTAAATCAATCCCATAAGGAGGATCAACAATAGCAAGGTCAAAGTAATTATCTTCATACCTTGCCATTAGCTCCATATTATCTTCATTAGTAATATTCATTCAAATATTATTTCTTCGTTTGGAAGTGGTACTTCTATATTAAACCACTCCTTTAGAAAGTTTCTACATTGTGTATGAAATACTTCCTGTTTAGTGGTTGTATTTTCTGTAGATGAAATAGGTACTTTAATTACTTCACTTGTTTCTGGATTTACTTTTTCTTCATACAGAAACATTGATTTATATAGACTGTGTGTTTTGTCTATATCCCATACTTCACCCCATTCGTTTTCTATTGCTTGTATAGTCATAGGAATAACAACTCCAAAGTAGTAAGCGTTTTGCTGGTTGCTTCTATGGTTTGTTTTTCTTCTCACTATTAGTTCTATTTCTTTTCCTTCAAAGTTTTGTATAGCTTGTTTTACTTTAGCTCTGTTTCTAATGAGTTTACCATTCAATACTTTTGATATGACTTTAATCTGTTTCAAGCTCCACAGCTAATACAATCTTCATCATCTATATCACAGGTTCTTTCTGGTGTTTTCATTTCTTCCATTGCTGAACTGTATGCTTCTCTGATCTTAGCACCTAAATCAGCATCATTGGGAGTTATAGCGCATAAGAATGATATTTGATTAAGTAGATTGTTTTCCATTTTGTTTATTGTCTTTAAATATTTTACTTAGTTCTTGTTCGTGTTTAGTTAGGTATTCTAATAGTTTAGCTTTAGGTTGTTCTCTAACTTTCTGATTCATAAGCTTTATATAATTTGTTTAAAGTGTTGTATAATTCTCTTACGCATGAGCTACAAGAAGAAGTTTGTTTTTTTGCTTGGAATACTCTGTTGTAAATCTCTAGCATCTTGTGTTGTTCATCTCTGCTTATCACAGACCTGTGTTCTGACATGTAACTATCTAGCCAATTGTATTCTTCTTCATTCAAGCATTTCTTATTAGTTGAATAAGGAAAAAGCTTATTAAGTTTTTCTTTACGCTGTTCACATCCACAATCTTCTCCAGCTATCCATTTAACAGCTTTAGCAATTCCTGTTTTTTCAAATATCTTCTCTACTGTATCACCAAGACCTTTTGATTTATTTTCCATTAATCTTTTTTTTTATTTCTTCTTTACATTCTTTGACAGTTTTAAATACTGTCTTATAACTTATCTTCGTAGCTTTAGAAAGTTTCCTAATTGATCTAAACTCTTTGCTATATAGCTTGAAAAGCTTCTTATGAAACCATTGAAAGTTTTCAATAACTCCATCAACTTTTTCATAAAAGGCTGCTGCACTTTCTTCTTCTTCATCTGTTATATCTGTTTTAATTGGACTACTTGGTTTGTCAGACCGCATCATGTCTGCTATCTCGTTCCTAATTTTAGTGTACATGATAGCATAGTTGGGATGGTCGTCTATTATTACATTCGTAAAAGAGAGCTTATTGATTCTTAATTCTTGATAAATTTTTAAATATATTTCTTGAACTATATCTTCTGCTGTCATTGGATAAAAGGCTGGCATTAATCTTTCAGCCATAATAACCCATGCAGTGTGATACCTATATAACTTATCTAAAACTTCTTCATCACTCATTTAACCAATATTAAAGTTGTTGTATCAGGGTGTTCTCCTTCTATTTTTCCAGCATAGAGAAGTGATTCTGTCAGCTTCCATTTTAATCTCCAAAGATCTGTTTCAAATCCCTTAACTTCTATTAGTTCAGTGGTGTTGTCAAAGTTGGTTACTTTAAAATCTATGTAGTAATTGCAAATAAGTTTACCCTCTACATAGAGTTGTAGTCTGTGTTGTGGTTTGATGTGTTTAATTTCTCCAGCTAGTTTTCTTAGTTCTAACTGTGCTGCATAAGCAGCTTCTTTTTTAGAATGATAGGTTCTGCCATTAAACTTTTGCTTAATAGCCTTGTATTTGTTTCCCCTATTTTGATATTGTTTTGAGTATGCCATCACTTTATAGGTGATGACCAAGCGACACTAATGTATCATAACATTATCAACAATCGTGTTAATATCTGTTTTTTATTTTCAACACACAGTTTTTAATTTTTTAGCTACTGCTTCAACTACATCTACAGTAACCGCATTACCGCACATTTTATAACGCTGTGTGTCGCTTATTTCTCCATCATCTCCATATTTAGACCAGTTGTCTGGAAAGCCCTGTAGTCTTTCACATTCTATTGGTGTTAATCTTCTTACTTTATTTACAATAGGCATACCATATATATCTTGCCTTGCTCTTGCATTTAATGTCGGTGAATCTCCATCTTTTCTTTCTCTATAACCTTCATCATATCTATAGTCACCTATTACAGCTTGATTGCATGCGGTATCTAAAGTTTGTGCAACACCTTTTCCAACTCTACCCCTTCTAGTTTCTGAATTAGGGTTAGAGTAATTTATACTATCACCAGGTTTAGCAGTTTCAAAACCTTTATTAGTTGCTGATTTTACTTTAATTTGCGCATCGAATTTACGTTCAATAAGGTAACTTCCGTTTGATTCTGAAGCCCTATATCTTGCTGTGATACAATTGGTGTTTGCTTGTTGTCTTTGTAGCTCATTAATCTGTTTACCACCTTTTCTGATAGGAAATACTTGTTTTCCACTTCCTTCTCCAATATATCCGACAAGGTAGATTCTCTCTCTATTTTGGGGTAGAAACCACTTTGTATTGAGCAATTGCCATTCAAGTCTATAACCCCCAATGTTGGCAAAGGTTTGGATAATTGCCCAAAAGTCTTGGCTATTGTTTGAGGAGAAAGTTCCTTTAACATTTTCCCAGATAAAAAAACGTGGTCTACACTCATTGATGAGTCGTATTGCTTCGGTAATAAGGGAGCTTCTATTTCCTTCCATCCCTTTACGTTTTCCAGCAAGGCTAAAATCCTGGCATGGGCTTCCAAAAGTGATGATGTCCACTTTGGATAAATCTTGTCCTCGAACATCTTTAACTGATCCGACATATTCTGAATTTTTAAAATTATAATTATATACTTGTTTTGCATACTTATCAATCTCTGAATAGTATGTTTTTTCTATGTTAAATACTTTTTTTAACCCTAGTGAAAATCCCCCCATTCCACTAAATAAATCTAGGTGTGTCATTGCTTAATAGTTTCCCAAAGCTTAAATAAACACATCCCAAATACTATGGCTAGTAGATGGGATGCGATATAACAAACATAAATTGTGATCATCAAAATGGTAAGTCAGCTTGTTCTTCTCCAACAGGAACAAATCCTTTTTCTTCTTTAGCTGGTGCTTCTGGATTAAGTTGTACAGCTCTCCAACAGTCAACAGTAGTATAGTGTCTTTCATTGTATTCTCTACTGCTTACATTAATGTAGAACTCATAAACTTCTCCTTCATTTATTTTTCTAACATGATCTACATTATCTCCTAGAAATACTAAGCATACTTCTGAATTATAGTTTCTGTTCTGATCTACTACAATTTCTTGTTTAGTAAAATCATTTCCTTTTTTGGTTTTAATAGTTTCAAGTTTTTTAATCTTAACTACTCTACCTCTTATTGTTGTTTTATCCATTGTTATTTATTTATTTAAAATTTGTAGGCTATTCCTACTGCTACAAAGAACCCCCCTGTAGCTATAGCAAATGTGTTGGGATTGTTATTAAACTTCTGCTTATGCCATAGTATGTTGGTAGTTCCAGCAGTCATTAAACTAAGTCCTCCTATTATTGCTAGTCTTTTCATAGTTGTTTATATTCTAAATGTTTTCTCATTGACATCTCTGCACCTACATTCATTCTTTCGTTTAAGTAGTTTCTGAAGAATGTCAATATCTTAGGTGGATTAAGTGATTCATACAATTCTCCATATTCACCAGATAATATTTTTCTAAATAATAACTGCAGATCAGATATTTTTAAACCAAAGAACTCATCAGCTATTAACTGAGCTGCAAATGTGATTTGACTTTCTGTCATTGGTCTACGCAGATTTAACATCTCATTTAATTCTACTAACCAAATTTTTATATATCCAGTAGTAAATGTTGCTCCCATTTCTTTTTTAATTCTTGCTATAGATGGAGCTTTAGTATTAAAGACTTCATCATAAGTTTTTACACTTTTACTACTGTTCAATAGCTTCTGCGGACTGTATGTCATTAAGAATTTTTCTTTTGAAACTATCCCTGTAAGTTGTTCCTGTTTTTGTATTGCCATAACTGTTTCCATTGTTTTGTGGTTTTTGGGGTTTAAATATTCCTTTATAGCCATTAGCCATAGAGTATTCTATTGCTTCAATAGCTTCATTTTCTGTTGTGTAATCTTTTGCTATTTGCTTTAGCAGAGCTTGTTCTGTTGCTAAAGACTTATACTTGAACCTGTGTTGGTCTTGTTTGTATTGTTTCCAGACATTAAAATATTTTTTAAAAGAATCAGTTTCAAAAGGATATACTAATTCTTCTTTTTCTTTTTTAACTTTTTTCTTTTTATTAATTACTGTTACTGTATCTTTAACTGTTACTGTATCTGTTACTGTTACTGTATCAGGTTTTCTGGGTTCGTCTGGGTTTTTCTGGGTTTTAAAATAACCCACTGGGTTTTTTGGTCTACCGCCTTTAGCACCATTTATTCTACTTCTTTCAGCTCTTTCTTCATACTTCTTTAAATCTCTTTTTAGTTGTAGCTTAATTGGGGTAAATACCAGATTAATAATAGGATCATCTGACTGTGGGTTTTCATCATTTACATATCTTAAAATATGTTTAAATAGTTCACCAGCTTTCAGATTATCTAACTGCTTTACAGTTTCAATTATGTCAGTATATAGCACAAAGGCTTTTTTATTTTCTGCCATTATCTTAAAAGTCTTTTGATGTAGTTTTTAATTTTACATAATGTGAAGTGATCACACTTTCTTAAGTCTTGATTGATAGATTCTATGTCTACTTCTTTTGGTTGCTCCTCTCCTTCTTCTGCAAAAAACTTGGATAAACACCTATCAGCTTTGTATCTAAACTCTGAATCTGTTTTGTATAAATCGCTGTATCTGTTACATGCTATAACTATAGTAGAATGATCTCTATTAATAAACTCACCAATCTCTTTAAAATTATTGTTAGTGTGTTCTCTTGCTATAAAAGAAAATACTTTGACCGCATCTGCTACTTCAGTTCTATTTGACCTTTCTGTAACATCTACATTAGTTACTCTAAGAACTGATTCTAATATGGATTTTAGCTGCTGTTCTTTAATGTATTTTATTTCTGTTTTTTTTGCATTAATTAGTTGATCAATATCATTTAACAAAACTTCTCCTATTTGTGTGTTTTCTAAATTTGTGTACATTCTTAATTTTTTATGGGGAGCTTTAGCTGCTTGGTCATCTGCTCCCCTAGTTTATAATTTCTTTACTGTGATTGAATCCTTTCTAAATTTCCATTTTGGTACGGTTACCATCTCCCCATCATGAAGAATCATCTTCTCATCTACAAGCATGGTAGCACCTTTTTCAACTCCTATTAGTGCATGTTTCAGCACCTCTTTAAATCCTTTTAATTCTTTCTCTCTTTCTGCTACTTCTGGAACATTGGAGAAATCAATGTATCTTCCACCATTTCTTTTTTGTATTTGAAAACCATTATTTGTAAATGCTGAATTATCTGGAGAGTGCTGCTCACACTTGTCCATTGCTAGTGGTTCTACTTGTTTAATAGCATCATCTAATAACTTTCTTAATTCTTTAAGTGTGCAATAAGATTCTAATTCAGAACCTTCTTCAGCTTTTTCTAATAGATTACATACTAAATCTTCATGTCTTTCTATTGATTCTTGCCATTCGTTCATCTCTTTTTGAGCCAACCATTCTGTAGATATTTGTTCTTCATCTAATCGGTCTAAGTACTCGCCATATTGGTTATCTCTATACTGATCAAACTGTGCATCAGTTATGTCTTGGTATTGTCTTTTACTGTATGCCATAATCTTCTTTTATTTCGGTTAATGATTCTATACCTTGAGATTTCATTTTTTTATCTATCTCTGTTTTTTTATTAGATAATTGATTTAATTCTTTTAGCCATTGGCTTAATTTATCTTCCATGATTA